TGGCAACTTTCTTAAGTTTAACAAATAGTGTTTTAGCGAGGATGAATGAAGTCCAGCTTACGTCATCTAATTTTACAACAGCACGTGGTATTCAAATACAGGCAAAAAATGCCGTAAACGAAGCAATTCGTTATATTAACCAAAGAGAATTTAATTATCCTTTTAACCATTCTACGCAGACAGAAACATTAGTTCCCGGCACAGTTAGATATTCTTTGCCTACTGATGCCAAACTTGCAGACTATAATACATTTAGAATCGTAAAGGATTCTACACTAGCATCTTCTGGTAAAAACTTAAGTATTATGCAATACAACGAGTACATAGACAAGCATGTAGACCAAGAAGATGAGATAGACACAACAACCCTAGATGGCACATTGTCATCATCAGCAACAACCGTGACAGTAGCTAGCACATCTGGCTTTGATTCTTCTGGTACAATCTTTATAGAGAACGAGCAGATAACTTATACAGGCACTTCTAGCACTGAATTTACTGGTGCTACTAGAGGAGCAAACGGTACAACAGCAGCAGCTCATGCTAGTGCAGTGCAGGTTGCGCAGTTTACCGCAGGTGGTGTGCCCACACACGTTGTAAGAACACTAGATAATAATTATTTATTATATCCGTACCCTAATAAAACGTATGCACTTAAGTTTGATTACTTTACTTTTGCATCAGACTTATCAGCACATGGCGATACACCAACAATACCGGATAGATTTTCTCCTGTTATAACAGATGGAGCAACAGGATTTGCTTATCAATACAGAGGAGAAACACAACAATATCAACTTAACTTTGCTAGATTTGAACAGGGCATCAAAAACATGCAAAGTTTATTAATTAACAAGTATGAGTACGTTAGGTCAACAGTAGTGTTGAATCCTTCTGTAACATCAAACTATTTTACTATGGAATCCGTTAGGTAATGCCTGATTTATCGCAAACATCTCCGGCAGCATTTAACTGCGAAGGTGGGCTAGTTTTAAACCGTTCTACGTTTATGATGCAGCCGGGCGAAGCATTAGAGTTAGAAAACTTTGAACCGGACATACAAGGTGGTTACAGAAGAATAAACGGTTTCAATAAGTATGTTAGTGCAGTAGTCCCACAAACTTCTTCATCAACTGAGCCTGTCCTTATGGTAGCAACATTTGGTGAAAAAGTATTGGCGGCAAGAGGGACAAGCATATATAGTGCTGACCCTGCAGGCTCTAGTTGGACAAGCATAGACAGTGGCAGAACAAGTGCAGGCACATATGCTTTTGAGCGGTACAATTTTGATGGTAATAGCAAGCTAATAGTTGTGGATGGCACAAATGCTCCTACGTTCTTTAATGCAGCTTTATCCGCAACAGATGTAAGTGAGAGCTCTGTAGCAGGTTCTAAGTTTGTGACAGCGTTTAGAAGTCACATGTTTTACGCAGGGAAGTCTACAACACCACAGACTTTAGTATTTAGTCAACCTTTTGATGAAGATGCTTTTAGTAGTGGCAGTGGTGCAGGAACTATAAAAGTAGACGACACCATAACTGGACTAAAAGTTTTCCGTGACAACTTATTTATCTTTTGCGAAAACAGAATATTTAAACTTAGTGGTAGCAGTTCTAGTAACTTTGCTATTTCTGCGGTCACAAGAGACATTGGATGTATCAACGGTAACACGATACAGGAATTTGCAGGGGACTTGATATTCTTAGGACCTGATGGTTTACGAACAGTTGCAGGTACAGCAAGAATTGGTGACGTTGAACTTGGTACTATAAGTATGAATGTTCAGTCTTTATTTGATGCAAACTTAGCAGATGCCGGAGAATTTCAAAGCGTTGTCATACCTGACCGAACTCAGTACAGAATATTTTTTACTAAAAGTAATGTTGCCCAGAATGCAACTAAAGGCGTTATTTGTGTGTTAAAAGGTCAGAGCTTTGAGTTTGCAGAGACAAGAGGCATAAGACCAGCATCAACAGATAGCTTTGTAAAAGCAGGCAACGTAATAGTTTTACACGGCGACTTCTCTAATGGTTTTGTGTATCGGCAAGAAAAAGGCAATACATTTGATGGTGTACAAATACTAGCCAAATACAGAAGTCCTGATATGACATTTGGAGATGCAGGTATAAGAAAACATATGCACCGTGTTATTGTAAACTATGCACCAGAATCTACACTAGATGCTGACTTATTTGTTAGATACGACTACGAGTCAAAAGACTCAGCAAGACCTGCAGCGTATGAACTAGACTCAACTGACATTGCGGCTGTGTATGGAACAGCAACATATGGCGTAGGCTCTACTCTAACAGGTACATACGGTGGAGCATCACAGCCCCTTTTAAGACAAGCAGTAGAAGGTTCCGGATTTGCTGTGGCACTAAGAGTAAATGATGGTGGAGAAACAGCGCCATACTCATTAAAAGGATTTCAATTAGAATACCAGTTAGGAGCAAGAAGGTAAATGGGAGCTACATATACAAGACAATCCTCATACACTGACGGCGACGTTATAACTGCTGCCCATACGAATGACGAGTTTAACCAGTTACTAGCAGCTTTTGCCGCCTCAACAGGACACACACACGATGGTACTGCTGCTGAAGGCGGTCCTATAACCAAGCTGTTAAATAATACACTTACATTTGGTGCAGGAACAGCAGGAACAGATATAACAATAACCTTTGATGGTGAAACATCAGATGGTGTACTCAAGTGGATGGAAGACGAGGACTACTTTGAGTTCTCTGATGATATACTTATAGCATCTACAGAAAAGCTACAGTTCCGTGACACAGCTATATACATCAACTCTAGTGCAGACGGACAGCTAGACCTTGTAGCAGATACAGAGATACAGATTGCAGCCACAACTATTGACATGAATGGTGCTTTAGATTTATCAGGCAACCTTACTGTTGGTGGTTCGTTTACATTAGGTGGTACTGCTATAACATCTACGGCTGCAGAACTGAATATACTTGATGGTGTAACAGCTACAGCATCTGAACTAAATATCTTAGACGGTGTAACAGCCACTGCTACAGAACTAAATATTATGGATGGCGTAACTGCCACAACTGCAGAGTTAAACATCATGGACGGTGTTACAGCTACTACTGCAGAGTTGAACATTATGGATGGTGTTACATCTACTGCTACAGAACTCAACATAATAGACGGAAACACATCAGCTACCTCTACTACAGTAGCTGACGCAGATAGAGTAGTATTGAACGACAATGGTACTATGGTGCAAGTTGCCGTAACAGACTTAGCTGCCTACTTTGATGATGAAATAACAGCCATGCCTAATCTCACCACTACTGCAGCCACAACAGTTGGTGCGTTGAACAGTGGTAGCATTACCTCTGGCTTTGGTACAATAGACACAGGTTCTTCTACAATAACAACTACAGGGCTTATTACAGGTGGCTCACTTGATATAGACGATGTTGTTATAAACGGAACAACTATTGGTCACACAAATGACACAGACTTAATTACACTAGCAGACGGTGCTGTAACAATAGCAGGTGACTTAACGGTAAGTGGTGATGACCTGACTATGGGAACAAACACATCTGGTCACTTACTTATAGCAGATGGCACAAACTATAATCCTACTGCTGTAGGAGACTTGTCTGAAATCTCTACAGTGGCTAACGATGATGTATTACTAGCTGTAGACACATCTGGTGGGGGACTAAAGAAGATAGCTAGAAGCACACTTGTATCAGGCTTGGCTACATCAAGTGCTATTGCTAATGTTGTAGAGGACAGTACTCCTCAGTTAGGTGGAGACTTAGATGTCAACAGCAACGGTCTTGTGTCGACATCAAACGGTAACATTGCTTTAACACCAAATGGTAGTGGTGTTGTACGAATAGATGGCTCAAATGGTATTGATATGGAGTCAGGTGGTATATCCATTAAGAATGGTGGTTCTGAATCTTACGTAAGATTTTACTGCGAATCAAGCAATGCACACTACACACAGCTACAGGCTGCTCCACACTCAGCTTACTCAGGTAGTCCTACTGTAGTTCTTCCTGCATCTGCAGATACACTTGTAGGTAGAGCTACTACAGACACACTTACAAACAAGACACTTACCACACCTGTTATAGCAGAAATAGACTCAGGCTCTACAATAACATTAGATGCCACCACAGACATCGTACTAGATGCAGACGGTGGAGACATATTCTTTAAAGATGGTGGAACTACTTTTGGTAGTGCAACGAATACATCAGGCAATCTAATTCTTAAGTCTGGCACAACCACAGCCATGACCTTTGATGGAGCAAATGTAACTTTTGCAGGGAATATGACTGTCTCAGGTACACAGACTGTAGTGGACACTGTGACTATGAACGCACAGAACGCTGTAGTATTTGAAGGTGCAACAGCAGACAACAACGAAACTACATTAACTATTGTTGACCCAACAGCAGCCAGAACAATTAATTTACCAAACCAATCAGGAACATTGCCTGTGTTGGCAGCCGTTAGTACGACACAGATTACATCAACACCAGAAGAGTTGAACATATTAGATGGTGCTACAGTCACCGTAACTGAACTTAACATCATGGACGGTGGTACATCAGCTACTTCAACAACACTCGCTGATGCAGATAGGATTGTAACTAACGATGCAGGTACAATGAAACAAGTAGCTTTAACAGATGTTAAAACTTATTTATCGAGTGCAGGGTTTAGTACAGATGACCCGACAGCACTTGCGATTGCCTTGGGTTGATATAGGAGAAAAATATGGCAAATACATTTAAGGTGGTAACTTTAGCAACTGCTCCAAGTTCTGCAGGAACACCAGATAAGATATATACAGCAGGTTCAGGAGTAACCACCGTTGTGTTAGGACTAATACTAACTAATATTAATACAGCACAAGTTACAGCAGAAGTAGAGCTAGTTAGCACAACAAGTAATAGAGCCGTAGCAAATAATACATCTAACGAAACTGCTTTTTTAGCAAAAGATGTACCCATACCTGTGGGTAGCTCTGTAGAATTACTTTCAGGAAACAAAGTTGTTTTAGAAGCAACAGACCAAATAAGGATAGACTGTTCAGTCGCTGACAAACTAAGTGGCTCACTCTCAATAATGGAAATTACTTAATGGCATATATA